GGTCTTGCGCAATGCTCTCGACCGCGCCAGGATCGGCCCCGAATTCGGGTTGACACGTCAACCCGGTTGACGCCGCCCTCCCGGAGGGGGGCGCGACGAGGATGACGATGGCAGACGACCTCTCCCACATCGCCGAGCCCCTGAGGCGCCTGGCGATCCCGGTCTCCGAGTTCCACCTCGACCCGGCGAACGCCCGACTGCACCCGGAGCGCAACCTGGAGGCCATCAAGTCGTCGCTCGCCCGCTTCGGCCAACGCAAGCCCATCGTGGTCCGCCGCGACGGCATGGTCATCGAGGCCGGCAACGGCACGCTCGAGGCGGCGCGAGCGCTCGGTTGGACCCACCTCGCTGCGGTGATCGTCGACGACGACGCGACCACGGCGACGGGCTTCTCGCTCGCCGACAACAGGAGCGGTGAGCTCGCCGAGTGGGACGACGCCGCCCTGGGCCAACTCCTCGGCGGGCTCCGGCTCGACGGCTTCGAGGTCGACGTGCTGGGCTGGACGGACGAGGAGCTCGATGCTCTGCTGGCCGGCGAGCCGCCCGCGACCGGTGCGAGCGTTGCGCTCCAGGACGACGTGCCTCCCGAGCCGGCGGCAGTGGCCGTCTCGAAGCGCGGTGACCTCTGGTTCCTCGGAGATCACCGCCTGCTGTGCGGCGACTCCACGAAGGCCGAAGACGTGCAGCGCCTGATGAACGGCGAGCGCGCCGTGCTGTTCGCTGTGGTGCTCGATTCCAGTACTTAGACATGAGCCATAGCGGGCAAAGGAAGCCAAGGTATTTACTGCGTTTTCTCGCGGCTCGCAGCGGTTTTTTTTCGAAGCGGATGGGACCTGTCCTGTCCGAGAAGATGGTCCGGAGGTGACGGTGGGGATCTCACAGGCCGACTACGCGCGCCGCAAGGGCGTCTCGAGGCAGGCCGTGCACAAGCGCGTGCGCGCCGGCCGGCTCTCTGTGCTCCCGGACGGGACGCTCGATCCCGCCGTGGCCGACCGCGAGTGGGACGCGACCCGCCAGCCCGACGACTCGACCGAGGCCGCGCCCGCTGCGGTAGCCGCGCCCACCGCGGCGTCGCCCTCACCCGCTGCGGCATCGGCCGCCGTCGGCCGGCCGGGGAGCGCCGAGGGCCCGAGCGACGCGCCGGCCTCACTTCCCGCGCCGGCGCCCCGCGGCACCTACGCCCAGGCCAAGACCGCCGACGTGCTCTACAAGGCCCGCCTGCGCCAGCTCGAGTTCGAGATCAGAACGGGCAAGTACGTCGAGGTCGAGAAGGTCAGCGACAGGTGGTTCGAGCTCGCCCGCGCCACCCGCGAGCGCATGCTCGCCCTGCCCGCGCGTCTCGCCGCTGAACTCGCATCCATGTCCGACATGCACGCAATCCGTGTGAGGCTCGACCAAGAGATCCGCGCCGCGCTGGTGGCGGTGGCCGAGCATGCGCGCTCCCATTGACCGCTGCGCCGACCGCTTCGCCGACGGCCTCGATCCGCCGCCCTCGATCACCGTCAGCCAGTGGGCCGACCGCCACCGCATCCTCCCAGCGACCTCGGCCGAGCCTGGGCCCTGGCGAACGAGCCGCACGCCCTACCTGCGGGAGATCATGGACCGGCTCTCGCCCCAGGATCCCTGCGAGATCGTGGTCGTCATGAAGGGCGCGCAGCTCGGCTTCTCGGCCCTCGCCGAGAACTGGGTCGGCTACTCGGTCCACAACGACCCGAGCCCCATGCTCCTCGTCCAACCTACAGTGAACACAGCAAAGGACTATGCCAAGGACCGGATCAACACGCTGATTGCCTCGACACCTGAGCTACGCGAGGTCGTCCGCGAGCAGAAGTCCCGCTCCGCGACCGGCTCGACGACGATGCGCAAGCAGTTTCCGGGAGGGTTCCTCGTCATCACCGGCGCCAACAGCGCCGTCGAGCTGCGGGCCAAAGCCATCCGCCGACTCATCCTCGACGAGGTCGACGGCTACCCGGCCGACGTCGACGGCGAAGGCGACCCAGTCGACCTCGCTCGAAAGCGCACCGCCACCTTCGGCAACCGCAAGATCCTCCTGTTCTCTACGCCCACGATCAAGGGCGTCTCGCGCATCGAGCTGGAGTACGAGGCGACGGACAAGAGGCGGTTCTTCGTCCCATGCCCGATCTGCGGGGAGTTCCAGACGCTGGAGTGGTCCCAGGTCCGCTGGCAGGAGCTCGGCCTCCAGCCCCACGAGGCCGTCTACCAGTGCGTGCGCTGCGGCGAGTTTCTCGCGAACCACCGCAAGGGCGAGATGCTCGCCCGCGGAGAGTGGCGGCCGACTGCCGAGCCCGCGAACCCACGCGCCGTCGGCTACTGTCTGTCGGGCCTGTACCGACCCAACGGGTGGCGTTCATGGGGCGACATCGCTGCCGACTGGGTCAAGGCGAAGCGGTCGCGGGACACGGCGCTCCTCCGCGTCTTGGTCAACACGGACCTGGCCGAGACCTGGGACCTCGCCGACGGCCAGAGCGCCGACCCGAAGACGCTCATCGGCCGCGTCGAGGACTACACGGAGACCTGCCCGGACGGCGTCTGCGTCCTCACTGCGGGCGTGGATATCCAGGGCGACCGCATCGAGCTGGAGGTCGTCGGCTGGGGCGACGGCGAGGAGTCGTGGTCCATCGACTACCGAGTCCTCTACGGTGACCCGGAGACGGCGGATCTCTGGGGGCGCCTGGACGAATTGCTCCTTCGCCGCTTCCCGCACTCGCGCGTGCCTGCCGGTTTGCCCATCGCCGCGGCCGGCGTCGACGCCGGCTTCAAGACCGACCTCGTCTACGCCTTCTGCAAGGACCGCCGGACGAGGAGGGTCTGGGCCGTCATGGGCGTCGCCAACTCCGCCCAGCGCTCCCACCCCATCTGGCCGCGACGGCCGAGCAAGCCCCAGAAGGGCAAGTACGAGCGCTACGACGTGGGCGTCGATACGGCCAAGGAGACGCTCTACGCCCGCCTCCAGCTCGACGAGCCCGGCCGCGGCTACTGCCACTTCGGCTCCCACTGCGACGAGGTCTACTTCCACCAACTCACCGCCGAGCGACTCCGCACCCGCTACAAGAACGGCCGGCCGGTCTACTTCTGGTGGAAGCCCGAGGGCCGCCGCAACGAGGCCCTCGACTGCCGCGTCTACGCCATGGCCGCCGTCAAGGCCCTGCTGGCGATGGGCCTGCGGTTCGACGGCCGGTCCCGGCGGTCCGCGGCGCTCGTGCCGAGCCAGCCGTGGATCGCACCCGCACAGACATCCGCAGCCCCTCCGCCCCCGCGCCCGCAGCCGTTGCCCGCCGGTGGCAGCGCGCCGCGGATGGGCCGGTTCCGGACGGTCCCCCGGAGTTCCTGATCGCCGCATCGACACGCGAACCGGTTGCGCGCGCTCCCTCCGGACGTTGCACGGGGTGCCGGAGTCGTTGCACGGGCGGCCGGACTCATTGCACGGGGTGCCGGAGTCGTTGCACGGGGTGCCGGAGTCGTTGCACGGGCCGCCGGAGTCGTTGCACGCCTCCGTCCGAGCGCGACGACGAATGCAGCGCCCGGAAATAAGCACGTCGCCGCGCGCGAGTAATTTCCGCGCCCCGTGACGTCCTCCGGTGCGCACGACATGCACGGAAAAATCTTGCGGTAGCGCCAAGCGCTGCGTTAGTCTTCGAGCGTGCCACTCGTGCACACTCCGGAGGCCCATGGCCTATACCACCGCAGACCGTGACGCGCTCAAGGCGGCGATCCAAAGCGGCGCAACCTCGGTCCACCTCCCCAACGGGGAGAGCATCTCGCTCGGGGACCGGGCGCGTATCGAGTGGATCCTCCGCATGATGGCAAGGGAAATCCGGGGCACGCAGACCCCGAGCGCCCATTACACTGTGTTTGACAGGGGGCTTTAGGTGGCCTGGCTCGCCAGGCTGAGGGGGCGCCGAGAGGAGCGCCGCGAGCGCCGGGGCGCGCGCCTCGCCTACGACGCGGCGAGCCGCGGGCGCCTCGTCGCTGGGTTCTCCCCGGGGAGCCGCGGCCCCATCCGCGAGACCGACTCCGCGATCGTCCTCACCCGTGACCGCGCCAGGGACCTCGCCCGCAACAACCCGTTCGCCGCCCGGATCCTCGACCAGCTTGTCGGGGACCTCATCGGCACCGGCGTCATGCCGCAGATCGTGGCACGGGACAGGGCGGGCCGCGTCGTCACCGGCGAGGGCGACCGCGCGGAGGACGTCCACGCGGAGTGGGCTGCGCAGTGCGTCTCCGGGAGCCATCTCCATCTCGGCGGGCAACAGGGCCTCGTGGTACGATGCATGGCCGAGGCGGGGGAGGCCCTGGTCAGGCGCCGCCCACGACTGCCCGAGGATGGGATGGCCATCCCGCTCCAAGTCGAGGGGCTGGAGCCGGATTATCTCGACGCGCTGAAGAACGAGCAGTTGGCCAACCGCGGGCGAATCATACAGGGAGTGCAATTTTCCCCGTGGGGTAAAATCGAGGGCTACTGGCTCCACCAAGAGCACCCGTCCGAATCGTGGCCCATCTCCGCCAGCCTATCCTCGCTGTTTGTCCCGGCCGCGGATGTGGCCCACGTCTTCGAGGCGTTGCGCCTCGGACAGGTGCGGGGGATCTCATGGCTCCACGCGGTCGCCATCGCGCTGCGGGATCTCGACGACTTTCACCTCGCGGAGAGGATCCGCAAAAAGGGCGAGGCAGCAATCACCGCGTTTGTCCAGGTCGACGATGAGGAGAGCGAGGCGCTCTTCGGCCAGCTCGTGACGGATTCCGATCCGGCCGCGGAGGATACTCGGCCGTACCTCGCTCACGACGTCCACGGCCTCCCGACGGAGACCGTGACCCCGGGCGCGATCGTGTTCGCGCACGGCGGGAAACAGGTTGTGCTCAATCACCCCACCCCGGTCGCGGGGATGGAGGAGTACGAGCGGATCGCGCTCCGATCGATCGCCGTCGGGGCGAGGATCACTTATGAGGCCCTCTCGGGAGACCTCTCGCAGGTCAACTGGTCGAGCTACCGTGCCGGGCGGATCACGTACCAGCGCGGGATCCGGATGCTGCGCGAGACCGTGATCGCGCCGCTGCTCCTCGCCCCTGTGTTCGGCTGGTTCGTCGCGGCTGCGCAAGTGGCGTCGCGGCTCCGGTCCGATCTCGTCTACGTCCCGGACTGGACCTTCCCGGCGTTCGAGTCCGTCAATCGGTTGGACGACATTCGGGCAGACATGCTGGAGCGGGAGGCGCGACTCAACAGCCGCCAGCGTCAACTCCGCGAGCGCGCCCGTGACCCGGAGACGATCACGCGCGAGATCGAGGAGGACGAGGCGGATCTGCGGGCCCGCGGACTCCTCGCAGCCCAGTCGGGCAGCGCCGTATCGATGAGGAGAGACGTACGATGAGCGAGCCTGTTCGGGACATCGAGCGCCGCGCCCACATGATGACGTTCGCCGCAGAGCCGCCGCAGACGGCGGATCCCGAGCGGCGGACGGTCGACGTGGTGTTCTACACGGGCGCGGCCGTCCAGCGATACTCCGCGGAGCGCGGAGAGTACTACGACCTCGTCTTCGAGCTGACGCCCGAGGCCGCGGACTTCTCCCTGCTCAACACCGGCGCGCCGGTCCTCGACTGTCACGCGCAGTGGCGGAACGCGGACCGGATCGGCGTCGTCGAGCGGGCGTGGTTGGAGGACGGGACGGCCCGAGCGACCCTCCGGTTCTCGGACCGCCCGGACGTCGAGCCGATCTGGCGCGACATCGCCGGCGGGATCGCGCGCAAGTTCTCGATGGGGGTGGAGATCCTCTCGATGGAGCTGCGCGAGGACGGAACGGCCAGGCCGCGCCCCCTCTATGCAGCGACCCGCTGGCAGCCATACGAGATCTCGCCCGTGCCGGTCGCTGCCGACATGGGAACGACGTGTTTGTCCGCCGAGCGCTCGGGCGAGCGCCTGGCGGTGCCAGCCGCGATGAGCGGCACACAGATGGAGGTGATCATGCCCGAGCAGCACGCGCCCGTCGCGGCGCCCGAGACCCCGCGCGAGCAGCTCGCGCCGAACGAGGAGGAGCGGAGCGTGGTCGCCATCGACCGGTTCCGCACGGCCCAGATCCTGGACGCCGCGGTGCGGCTGGGGGTCGACGTCGGGACCGCGCAGCGGCTCGTCGCCTCGGACCTCTCGCTCCCGCAGTGCCGGGCGGAGATCCAGCGGGTGGCGGCGGAGCAGGCCCCGCAGATCACGGCCATGCACGGCGTGCCGACGGCCTCTCTCGTGGCCGACGGTGCGGACAAGTTCGCGTCCGCCGCGGAGGCGGCGCTCATGCACCGGCTCGACAAGCAGTACCCTCTGCCGGATGCGGCCCGGGAGCTCCGCGGGCTCGGCATGCGGGAGCTCGCGCGCGAGTATGCGCGCTACCACCGGCTCGACTGCGGCGATGGCATCGGCGACCTCGCCACCGTCGTGATGCGGCACCGCCTCTCCCGGGAGGGCGCCGGCCGGCGAGTCGAGCTGCTTCAGGGCATGCACACGACCAGCGACTTCGCCAACCTGTTGGCGAACGTCGCACACAAGCGGCTCCTCATGGCGTTCGAGACGACGCCGATGACGTTCCTGCCGTGGACGTTGGAGCGGGATCTGCCCGACTTCAAGACCGCCAAGGTCGTGCGGCGGACCGCGCTCCCGAGCCTCGACGCCGTGCCCGAGGGGCAGCCCTACAAGTACATCACCTTCGGTGACACCGGCGAAAACTACGCGCTCGGGAGCTATGGCAACCTGATCGCGATCTCGCGGCAGGTGATCATCGGAGACGACCTCCGGGCGCTCGACGACATCCTCGGGGCCATGGGCGCGGCCGCGGCCGACACGCGCGGAGACGTGGTCTACGCGCTGTTGACCAACAACGGGGCCATGAGCGACGGGGTCGCACTCTTCCATGCGACCCACAACAACCTGCTCGGCTCCGGCGCCGCGCCGTCCATCGCCCAGCTCGGGGCGATGCTCATGAAGCTCCGCAAACAGACGGAGAACTCGAAGAAACTGAACCTCACCATGGCGCACCTCGTGCTCCCGGCCGAGCTGGAGTTCGTCGCCCGGCAGATCTTCGCGGCGTTCGTCGCGACGCAGCCGAGCAACGCGAAGCCCGACGGCCTGTTGGCGCTGGTCAACAACATCCACTCGGACGCGCGCCTCGACGACACATCGATTGCCGTCTACTACGGGTTCGCGGACCCCGCCCGCGCGCCGGTGATCGTCCGCGGGACGCTGGAGGGGCAGGGACCGGGGCCGGCGATCGAGCGCAACGAGGTGTTCGAGAGCGGCGCCATCGTGCTCAAGGTAACGGACGACTTCGGCGCGGCCGTGGTCGGCTACCACGGGGGCGTGTGCAACCCGGGTGCGTGATGTTGACGCGGCCTTGAGCCGCATGACCGGATGAGCCCGGAGGCGACCGGGCGAGGAGAATGAACGTGACAAACTACAAGGGTGATGGGCGCATCGTCCAGCGAGTGGTCCCGGTCGGCGGGTGCACCTCCGGGGTGCCGATCGTGATCGGGTCCGAGTTCCTCGTCCCGCAGGCGACGGCGGACGCGGGCGCGACCGCCTCGTTCATCAAGGAGGGGGAGGTCTGGCTGCCCAGCGAGCCGACCGACACGTTCTCCGCCGGGCACCTCTCCTACTGGAACCCGACCTCCGGAAAGGTCGAGGACGCGGACTCCTCGGCGAACTACGCGATCGGCACGACGCAGGGCGCGGCCTCGGGCAACTACGTCCAGGTCGCGCTGAACGGCGTGGCCCTGGCGAGCCTCACCGGGGACCTCGCGAACAAGATCGACAAGGTCGTCGGCGCGACCGGCAATGTCCCGAAGTTCACCGCGGCCGGCGGTCTGGAGGATGGCGGGCTCGTGCCCGGCGCGGTCGCGGACGGCGCGATCACGACCGCCAAGCTCGCCGCCGGGGCGGTGACCTCGGCGAAGCTCGGCGCGGGTGCCGTGGACACGGCCGCGCTCGGCGCTCTGGCGGTGACGACCGCGAAGCTCGCGGCGGGCGCGGTGGACACGACCGCCCTGGGGGCGGACGCGGTGACCGGGGCGAAGCTCGCGGACGACTCCGTAGACTCGGAGCACTACGTCGACGGGTCCATCGACAACGCGCACCTCTCGGCGGACTGCGTGACCGGCGCGAAGATCGCGGATGATGCCATCGACTCGGAGCACTACGTCGATGGGTCCATCGATACGGCGCACTACGCGGCGGGCTCGGTGGACACGGCGGCGCTCGGCGCTCTGGCGGTGACCACGGCGAAGCTCGCGGCGGGCGCGGTGGACACGA